CTCGCCGTTGTGGATGTTCCCCCGCCGTTTACCGCGCCGCTTGCACCCGCTACCTGAGCAGCCCCCGTGATTGCGCCCGCACCACCCGCGCCGCCTACTACCAGATTTTGAGCGATGTCCTGAGCCCGCTTTAGCTCGGTGACTAATCTTTCGATGGACGCCTGTGCTTCCACGTCGTCGATCTTAATCTGGATTCGGGTTGTGTGTTCTTCCCTCACGGGCCTCTCTCTCCCACTTGTCGATTAGGGGATCGCCCGTGACGGGGATCCCCGCTGCATCCAGAGTGACCCCAAAATTCTCTCGCCAAACGTCTTCGTCTAGCCTCAAAAGGATCGCTTCTAAGAAGTCACCTGGCCCCAAATTCGGCCACAGCGGATGTATCGTGGATGTCGGAAGCGGTGGCAATACCGACTGGATCAATGGATACCCTGGAGTGGCTCGAATCTCCTTCACCCGCTCCGCGGTTTCCTGAAAACCAACGTGCATCGTGCTCCCTACACGATGCGTATAATTGCGCGGCCAATTCTTCGTCTTCCGCGGCATGACTCAAAAGCCATTCTGGTGGATTGCGTAATTGCACTGAGATAACGCCAAGAGATGCCGCATGGAGCTGCGCACCAGGGGGCAACGTGGCCCAAGGACGGCCCGCCACATCTGCGGCAATTCGCGAAGACTGGAACCGCTCATCCCCTGTCATGACACGACTTGCGACCGAGCCCTCGTACTTCACACCCTCAGGCGACGTGTACCTAATCGACCACACCTGTTCGCGCTGAATAAACTTCGGCTCGGTATCAATGGGCTTCTTGGCGTCCTCTGCGAGCTTGCGAAGATCCATAGACTACACAACCCCCGCTTCATCATAGAGCTTACGCGCTTGCCAGGTCGCGTTCGTGGTCATTACGCCCGTGCGGTCAACGCGCCAACTGCGGCTTTCGCATTTCGCGCCGTCGATTTGCCATCTGACCTTTTCATCGACATGATCGTAGATTTGAAATGTCAACTCAGGGAAGTTGATCACAATCTCGGTCCCGCCACGGGGCCAGATCCCCATCTCGGCTAGTGACTGGTCCAAGATACGAACGAAATCGCACGAGAAGGACACTGTGCGGCCAATAGCTTCGATCTCTTGGGTATCAATGTCCCCAAGGACATCGACACGCTGGAGCGCGATATTCTCTTGCCCATTAACGCCTTGCGCCCAACCGATTTCCTTACCATTGGCCAGGATCTTAGCCCTGGCTCCCGCGAATGCCCGTGGCATAAGTCAACTCCTATACACTGGCCGCTATGCGTACCACATTTGCAATAATCTTAATGAAGTTTAGCGGCTCGACCGCGGCCACCTCATAGCTGATACTGAACGTATCCCCTAGATCTTCGATGATCAAATTTTGCCAGGCCTTGATCACGCCGTCGCGGACCTGGTCTTCGAGACTAGACTGCGTAAATCCTTTAAGCGCGGAAGACGTGCTTGATAATATAGGGTTCCCGATTTCGATGTTCAGGCGATTACGCAATGTGCGAACCGACGTGTTCACGGACTCATTCGCGGATACTTCCGAATAAATCGGGTTATCATCCGTCATGTACGACGTGACCGACCGCTCAATCCGCCAACCCAGAGCGTCGTAGCTCAGAGACGCAATGCCTTTTTGAATGGCCTCGTTTGCGTCGAGTACGCCGTTCCACTCACCTATCACGTCAAGGACCGCTGGCCGCTTCCTGGTCAAAGGGGTAGCCACGGCGGTTCCTGCCTGCATACAGGCCATCGTCAACGCCGTGTAGGGGGGATCGAGCGTGGGAGTGGACCCATCAGGGGCCGCTACCTTGATCGACTGCCCGCAGACCGCGACGTGTCGGGTATTGAGCTTGGACGAATATCCATCGAAAACTTCCGTCAATGTCTTACTCGCAGGCGTGCCCACCCAGGCGCATCTCTCGTAACCATACAAGGCGGCATCATTGCAGTGCGCGACAACCGCCTGATGCACACCCACGTCGGTAGACATGGACACAACAATCTGAATATCGCTCGCCACGACTGCGGCCAAGGCGGTTGTATGTCCGCCCAGGATCGCCGCGGCTTGAGTGCCTCCCAGAAGAAACCCGCTGCCCGCAACGGGGGGCTTCGTGGCGCTTGCTGTCCGTTCGGCACTTACGAACGCCGACGTATTGACCGCTCGCACGATTTCATACAGGTCTGCACGCCATTCCTTGACTGCCCCGCCGATTCCCTGCTCAGGAAGCTCGTCGATTTCTCCTGCGGGGATACCTCCCAGGCGCGGGTTCTTTTCGACAACCGTGAAGCCCGCTGCGCCCCCGATTAAATCGGTGACTTCCTTGATATTTGCAAAATTGGCGGGGTCCAGGTTAAACGCATGGCCGGACACAGTTAGCGTTTCATTGCCGCCCGCCCCCGTGGTGTAGTCGAGAGCCGTGATTTCTGCAAAAGAGCTGGCACCAATGGCGGTGAGGTTGCCTGCTGGTATCGTAATGTTTTCAGTAAGAGCTGCACCCGCTGCGCCCTTGCCCGTGACCGTGACGACCACGTCTTGTTGCTCAGCGTTCGAGACGGACAGCGTAATCGTGGTACCCGCAGAGTCACATCGAGCATGAGGGAGTTTGGGGACGGCGAACACTTCGTCTGTTTTGCTCGCGACCAGAGCCTCGTTGATCTCCCAGACAATTTTGTACTTGTCGTTCGCGTCGAAAGTGGCCTTCGCTCCGTCGAGCAAGCCTCCGTCGTAGGTCAACGTGAAAACCGCGCCGGACTCGATGGCTGTGAATTTCTCGGTCTGCCCGTTGTACTTGAGGATAATATCCTTGGCGTTTGCATTGGCTGCATTGACTGCGATTTCTGCAAATATGCGGTTGCCTGCATTGCCCCATAAGCGCGACTTGAGCACCAGCGAGTCGGCTGCGCCATCGCTGAAAGTCTTACTTGCCACAGTGTTAACGCCCGCGTTAACAAGCGTGAGAGTAGCAGCACCGCCCGCCACGCGATCATCGGTTGACGGAGAGAACGCAAGCTTCGCGATCTGTTGGGTCCCCGCGTCTCCGAGAGACCAATCGGACAATGCCCGTGCGTTGGAAAAAGTGTAGGGAATCATCGTTTTGAACAGGGGAAAATCCCCTACAACCGCCACGTTGCCGGTCGACACACCGCTGCCCCCCAAAGCGGAAGCGTCAATAACCGCGTAGATGCCAGGTCTATATAGGCGTAGACCATTCAGATTCATGCTGGAAGGCATAATTATCTCCTAAAGGGATTCCGAGAGAGCATAGCTCTTTTCGAGTCATTCATCCAGAGTGACCCCGCCAGGGAGCCCTGCTCCGACCGTGGGATCTACATTGTTTTCGTTTTTTATATCATTCGCCAGCGTTTGCCAGAACTTTGAGGCGGGCGCTACGATCTCAGGAATAGAGACTTCGCTGATTGCCTCGTACCGCTGCCGCCGCACGTACACGCCTAGATCTTCCGCCATGAGTTGGTCATCGGGCGCAAGATCTTCGGCACTTGAATAATGCACATCGAGATACTGTTTCATGAAGACAGGCCCCAATCGTGACACTAGCGCCCGACACACGACATGTAGTGCGCGTGTGATCTCAGGGTGGTTAGACATGATGGTCACTGACACCGTCTGGCGAATGATAATTTGCTGTACCGCCCGTTTTGTATCGGGGTCACGATACGCAAATTGACCTAGCGCGGGCTTCTCCGCTTCGGACTCGCTTTCGAGCTGGACGACCACGAGCGGAAAATTCTCCGCGCCTGGAGCAAACGCGGCGCGAAACTTAGGCTCATTGTCGTTAAGGTGCTGCCACCACGTTTGTAGCAGGGATTCTTTCACGCCAAAAAACAGCTCACTAAAGTGCGCGAAGCTGTCTCTGTAGTCAACCCAACCCCCTTGGAGCCCATGCAATAAATGCAAATCGAAGATGCCCGCCATTAGAGCACCGCCAATATCTTCTCGCGGACGTCCTTCTGGACCTCCCTGCCGAATCGGCGGGGCTTAACTCCCTTTGACTGCCAGGCCATCGGATTGGTATTGGACAATGACGCCGTGCGGAATGTGGAGAATCGCGAGGTTTCGCTCTTGCCACTGGCCCCTTTTTCCGCCCCAAACAAGTATCCCCCCGCGACGCCCGTTGCCGCGTGGTGTGGCTTTAGCCGCTGCCCGATATGGGCGGGGATGGTAGCGCCCCACGCTGTGCGTTGTCGCCCCACGTCCGCGGAAAATACACGTTCCCCACGCTCGTTCGCCGCTTTGAAAATATCCATCACGTCCTTGCCGCTCGCGGACTCTTGGAGAGCGGAAGCACTCTGATCAAAGTTTACAATTCGATAGGGCGAACCGCCCGTTTTCGATGGGCGAATACGCGAAGAGCCCTCCCGCTGCGACGTGAGCAAGTGCTTCCGAACGTCGTAGGGGCCGTATGTCCCAATGCCCCCTGGTCCCATGCCAAATTCCACGATTCGGGCAAGCGTCGCATTACCGCCTCGGGCACTCGACCCCGGCAACTCCACGACTACTTCATCTTCTGTGACTAGCGCGATCTGGATGGACATCTCGTAGGCGTTGCGGGTCTTCCCAAGGGCGGACGCCTTCTTTTTCCACTCGTGTACGATTATAGACGCGACGCGCCCCATGCGTTGGCGACGGCCCTTTCCGTGAAGGCCAAAAGTACTCGCGTCAATATCGTCAATGCGAATATATGCCATTACTCGTTGTCCTGGCCCAGAAAGTCGAGCCTAGCATTGCACATGATAGGCAGGGGGGCGAAGACCTCGTCAGGGTTCTTGCGCTTGGTGAAAGTATCCCGAAACGCATGGGGGTGGTCAATCACCACAAATCGGGGGTGGGCGTAGTACGAGATTGCAAATCTAACCCCCTCGGCGGGAGCGTTCCCCGAAGCATCCCCTAGCGCCCAATCTATTTCCCCTGCCGCTGTAACCTCAAAATCTTGACCAGGGATCAAGGATAGGCCCACGTCGGTTGTCCCATCGACATTTGCTTTGTGCGCGTGGAGTACGTTTATGTCGGTTGCGCCTTGCACTAAGTCCAGAGAGCGGGTCACCACGGGTAGCTTCAAGGTCGTGATCGCCCCTGCGGCCCGCACTCTAGTCTCGCGATACAATAAAACGGAGTTGATCATCGTGAAGCGGTCGCCCCACGCGGGCAAGTGTTCTGGGAGCAACGAGATAGATACCATGCCTGTGGCATACTCGCCGTATGCGCGGAACCGCTCGGGATTCTCCGTGGCGCTTGTAACGCCCGCTTTCACACGTTGCGACGAATGATAGAAGTATCCCTTGCCTTTGCACATTGAACAATCTAAGCGTGCCTCTGCCGTGCGCGAAGCTTGCGGAACCGCGAAACTGCCATCTAAAGTAATCTCGTCGCTGCGCCTTCTGCAAGGGCATTCCTGCGCCTGCTCCCAGGTCAGATCAAGCCCTGCTTTGTATAGGAATTTGCGGAATTCTTCGGGGCGAAAATCGACACGCGGCCCTAGCTTGGTCGGTACGCGGGAAGGGAGCTGCATTAGATTGCGCCCATGTTGATAGCTTTATATTTGGCGCGGAGCGCGGGCAGTAGGGATTTTAGCTCACGCTCAAACTGCAAAACACGGGCACCGTAGCCCGCATTTGTGGCGCTAGAATTGTGTACAATCACGCCCGCTTCGAGTCCGAAACAATGATGCTCGTCCACCGTAATGTCGTATAGCCACTCCCTGCGGCCAGTCTCATTCACACTGACCACCGTGATAAACGGCTCATCGGTGACCAGGGAACAGGGGGTCAGGGGTATTCCAGGTCGCAGCTCACCCGCCGGAATGTACTCCCCGCCATACGTCCTAAAAGGATGGCTCGCGTTGCAAAGTACGTGCTCTCCAGTCGATAGATTCACCTGGAGCACGTCATCCTTGATGGTCTTTCGTGCCGAATGGCA